TGACAGCAAGGTAGCTGTAGAGAGCATTGAAGAGGCTACGAAGGCAGGCGATCATGTACTAACACAGGAAGAGGCTCTGGAGCTTGCATGGGCTAAGAACGCCATACGAGAGCAGGAGAAGGAGCTTAAGAAGATAACGCCTAAGCACGTTTGGCGTGACATGCTGATGATCCAGAATAAGTCTTTGCTAGATCACAAGCACAAGCTGGAAAAGATACGGCTGGCTAAACTCAAGAAGCAACGTCAGATAGGTGACGCAGTTAAGAACATACTAGCTACTATAGTAGTCCTTGCTGCGTTTGCTGGCACATACTGGTTATTTAACACAGGAACACTTTAATGGAATACTTACTTGACATGTACGTGCTTGCTACTTCATTGGTCACTGTCGCTAGTGTTATATGTAACTACACAGAGACTCCGAAGGATGACGAGTTTGTTGCTAAGGCTTACAAAATCTTAGAGCAGTTCGCTTTCTTAAACAACAAAGCTAAACAGTAAACAAGGACGTTATCATGGTAATGGAAGAGTCTACTAAAGACATACTAGACGTTGCTGCTGCATCTACAGCATTGATGTCACTAGCAGCTTGGCTACCACCTACAGCGTCTTTGCTGACTATTGTGTGGCTAGGTATTAGGATATACGAGTCAGATACTGTGCAAGGTATCCTGGGCAAGAACAAACCACTTGACAAATAGCTAAAAATAGTGTATAATATATGACTATATTGAATTCCTTGATAGCCCCTGTTACTAGCCTCTTAGATAAAGTCGTAGAGGATAAGGACAAGAAAAATGCTATAGCGTTTGAGTTAGCGACTATGGCGGAGAAGCATGCACAGGAATTAGCTAAAGGCCAGTTAGAAGTCAACAAGGCTGAAGCAGCACATAAGAGTTTATTTGTAGCAGGTTGGCGACCAGCTATAGGATGGATATGTGGACTAGCTCTTCTATATTCTACCATCTTAGCACCTATTCTGGGTATATGGGTTACTGTTCCTCCTGTTGACAGCTCCTTGCTGACTAGTGTGTTAATGGGTATGTTAGGACTAGGCGCTATGCGTACAGTAGAAAAAACTAAAGGCGTACAGAGAGAACGATAATGGCAAGAGGCATTACATTAAGTAGAGGACGTGCTTCAGGTTTCGACCTGCCTAGAGCTGAAGAAGAAGTTGTGTCTTTGGCTAGTTCTTTTGACACAGATAAAGAAACCTTTGAGCCTCGTATACCTGTTAGAGAAGAAAAGCGTCCTACGTCTACCTCCTCTCCTTCCCTTACTTTAGCAGGTGTTCCTGAGTATGGTACACCTGAAGAGTCTTTAAATAATCTAGCATCTTTTGTAGAACAGCAACAAGGTCAGAGCCGTGCTCTAAGCTCAGCAGCCGTAGAGTCTGGTGACTATAGCGGTATCAAAGGCGCAGACGTTAATAAGCTACGTCAAGACCCTCGTAATGTTAGAGACTACTACACAGAATCTGTAGATACAAACATTGTTGACTTTGTTGAAGATAACGACATACCTCTGTTTAAAGAAGTAAACGGTCAGAAGCTGTACTTAAACACAGGCACTTCAGGTTCTATTGCTGGTATAGCTAAAGAAGGCAGTGACGTTGTTTATCAGGCTTACGGCCCTGTAGGTACTTACTCTACAGTAGCTGTTCCTAAAGATAGAAGCATCTCAGGAGCGTTTCCTCCTATTGTTAGAACGGCTCTTGCTATCTACACTGGTGGAGCTTCAGAATCAGTATTATCAGCAGCAAACGCATTATCGGGACAGACCTTAACTACAGCAGACTGGTTAAACTTAGCAACAGGTGCATATCAGCTTTCTCAACTACCTTCTACACCAACAGGAACAACAGGAACTACAGCCCCTAGAACTCCAGCAGAGATGGCTGCTGATGGCGATATAGTAAGTGCTACAAGTTCCGCAGCAGACGCTGTAGATGCTGTAGTTGATTTTAATGCTGGTGATGCGGCTATTCAAGCAGCTTTTGATTCAGGAGTATTAGACGTTGCTAACTTAGATACTGACTTATATCAACAGATATGGGAAGGTGCTTCTCTTTCCTCTACTCCTCTTCTAACAGCAGCAGATGTGGCAAGCGTAGCAAGTACTGTAGCAGCTGATCAAAATGCTAAAAGAATAGCAGATGCTAAAGCAGCCGAAGAAGCTGCTAGAGCAGCAGCAGAAGCCGAAGCTAGAAGAGCAGCCGCTGAAGCAGAAGCTAAAAGACAGGCTGAAGTTACTGTTACTGGCGGTGGCGGAGAAGTAGAAGATAATATAGCAGCCGCCATCTCTGACATACTGCTTGACAGGGCTATGGCGGAAGAACGAGTTAAAGAGCCTGATCCTGTTATTACTATAGGTGAAGATGTCTTTGAAACAGGCGTTACCCCCGAGACTCCTCCTACTCCTGCACCTGTTATAACTCCAGAGATTGTTACTGAACCTATTGTGGCTGACCCTATAGAGGTAGTAATACCGCCTCCTGTTATACCTACTGAAGACGAATCTGAAGCAGGTGGTGGAGCAGATGGTGGAGCAGATTCAGGCTCAGCAGGAGCAGGAATATCTGCGGAAGGCGAAGGAACTCCAGAAGAAAATCCAATATTTAGACAAGTCTATGAAGCAGTTTTAGCAGAAACAGATGCTGATGTACGCGAGGGCATGTTAGAAGATTACATACGCATGGGCGGTATCTTTGTAGACGAGCTACGAAGAAACGTACCTGCTGATGATGTTTATGGCCCAGCAACAACAGAAACAGCTCCTACCGCAGAAGAGTTAGCGGCAGAAGCTGCTGAAGCTACAGAAACAGGAGAGGAAGAAGAAGACACTGATCCGTTAACTTTTTTAGATATTTTTGCAGAAACAACAGATGACGATACTATAGGTCTACCTACAGACACGACAGTAGATACTGGCACAACCACAACTACTACAACCACTACTACACCAACAGGAACAACTCCTGCTACTGACGCTACTTCAGGAACCCCCTCTGATACCACACCTGTTGACGGAACTACAGGAACTACAGACGCTGCTGGAACTACAGGCACTACAGGTACTACAGGCACTGGAGATGGCACTGGAGACGGTGACGGCACTGGCGACGGCACTGGAACTGGGGACGGTGATGGAGATGGTGACGGTAACGGTAACGGTAATGGTTCTGGAAGAGGATCAGGCAGCGGCATAGGAACAGGTATGGGAGCTGCTAGCGGTACACGTACAACGGACTCTCTCTTTGGTGACATGCTGAAGCTAGAAACACAAGTAGGTTCTACGCAAGAGCTAGTACCATTTAGCTTAGCACCTGTACCAGAGCTAATGCCTTTCCAGTATCAGGAGCAACGGCCCTTACAGCAGTTTACACAGCCACGTATGCTAACAAACGAGAGTGGCTTACAGATTAACATACCACCACGACAATTAACTCAAGAAGAACTGCTACAGCAGTGGATAGACTCACAGAAGGTTTCCTTGTAATGACATACTTACAACTAGTAAACAGCGTATTGCGTAGGCTGAGAGAGGACGAAGTAACATCAGTTTCTCAGAACAGCTACTCTAAACTTATTGGAGAGTTTGTTAACGATGCTAAACGCACCGTAGAAGATGCTTATGACTGGACAGCTCTGCGTACTACACTGACTGTAACCACAGACGATACAACCTTTAACTATGTGTTGACTGGCTCACAGAACAGGATGAAGCTGCTGGACGTTATCAACGACACCTCAGACTTCTTCATGCAGTACCGCCCTTCTCGCTGGATGGACAACGCTTTCTTGATTGAGACACCTCCTCTAGGGTCTCCACAGTTCTACAGCTTCAACGGTGTTAACGCTGCTGGTGACAATGCTGTCGATGTGTATCCTAAGCCTGACGGTGTGTATCAGCTACGGTTTAACGTGGTGCTACGTACAGCAGACTTTACAGAAGATACAGAGACTCTGGCAGTACCTTCATCACCTGTTGTTCAGGTAGCTACAGCACTGGGTGCTAGAGAGCGTGGGGAGACTGGAGGTACAAGTGCAGCAGAGTTGTTTGGACTTGCTGACAGAACATTGTCTGACGCTATTGCTATTGATGCGTCACAACACCCTGAAGAAACTATCTGGTATTCTTAATGGCACAACAACTACAGAACATCACAGTAGCTGCCCCGGGCTTTGCTGGTCTAAACACACAGGACTCTCCTATAGGGATTGATCCTTCGTTTGCTGCTGTTGCAGACAACTGTGTTATTGATCAGCTAGGCCGTATTGGTGCGCGTAAGGGCTGGGTAGAGGTTTCTACTAACGGCTCTTCTGTACTAGGTACTAGTCGTGGTATAGAGACTGTATACGAGTTTATTGATAACTCTGGTGATAAGGTTATACTGTCAGCAGGTAACAATAAAATCTTTACAGGTACTACCACGTTAACAGACGCTACGCCTACTGGGTACACGCCTACAGCTAATA